TGCTGTAAATTCTAGGCATTTAGTTTTTGATACTAATCAAACTGAACGTATGCGTATTCGTTCCGATGGTAACGTAGGTATTAACACTGATCCTTCCTGCAAGCTTGATGTAAATTCTGGAGCTACTAATCAAGTAGCGTTGTTTGAATCTACTGATGCGACAGCTTACATAGAACTAGCAGACGACACTGGTTCTGCTCAACTTTTAACACCATCTTCTGGCGATTTTAGGATTTACACAGGTGGAGCTGCTGGGGGAGGCCTTAGTGGAACATCTAAATTAACAGTAAAGGCTAACGGAGATGTTGGCATTGGCGACGATACTCCTTCTTACAAACTAGATGTAAACGGCACAGGTAGATTTGTTAATGACTTAACACTAGATGAAGATTTGGTACACAATCTTACCGGGTCAGGGTCACTGCCGGGTTATGATGCCGATGTAACTGGTGGCACGTTTGGGGCGGTACTTGAAGACGGTGGAGCTAACGGTTCTACGTTGTACATGGCTCGCAAAAACAGTTGGGCGTTATATCTTGCAACAGATACCAATATTAATCCTCAAAGCCATACGGGAAAAAAGAAGGTTGTTCAGTTTGCTGATTTATACGATCAAACTAGCACTCAAGGAAATGCTGTCGGAAACATCGCTATAAATACTTCATCTACTGCGTTTAACACTTCTTCTGATTACAGATTAAAAGAAAACGAAGTAGATATTACAGATGGCATTAATCGACTAAAAGAACTTAAGCCTTATAGATTTAATTTTATACGGAACCCAAGCGAGGTAGTGGATGGTTTCTTTGCCCATGAAGTAAGTCCAGTAGTTCCGGAGTCTATTACTGGTTCCAAAGATGCTGTAGACGAAGAAGGAAAACCGGACTATCAAGGCATCGACCAATCTAAACTAGTACCGCTTCTGACAGCAGCACTGCAAGAGGCTGTAGCCAAGATCGAGGCTTTGGAAGCTAGAGTGCAAACCTTAGAAGGATAAAGATGAGCGACCTTATAACATTAAATATTCCCAGCATTCCGATGGATGCTGCTGACGAAATTGCAAATACGTTTGGACTGGGTGGCGATATGCAGTCCCAAATAAATACGTTCGTAAGAAACAATCCTCAGGCAGTTGAGGAAGCTGCTGAATTGGGAATGGGCATAGAGCAGTATTACATGAATCAAATTCTTGGATATGATGTAGGTCAATCTGGCGTAAACCAATATGGAGATTCAAATCAAAATTTTGTTCAAAATTTAATTCAAAACACAAAAGAAACTGTTGGTGATGTCTTTGATTTAGGGACACGCACTATTCAAGGAGATGTTGGAATAGGTGAAACTGTTGGTGACGTAATTGATTTGGGAGTACGCACTGTTACGGGAGGTTCTGAATTCCAAGATATTTTTGATTCAGACGAGTACACTGATATGCTTCGAAACAATCCTGTTTATAAAACGGCTGAGGGGATTGCGGGAAATGTTGTAGATTCAACTGTATCAACGCTTGAAAATTTAGGTGGAAAAGTATTAGATGTTGTAGCAGACGCTGATGATGCAACAGTAATGGACAGCAGTGCAGCCGGGGGATTTTTAAGAGATGATATAACGGGAGAAGAAACCTTCTTAGGAGGTGCAAATACACTTATGGAAGACGACGAAAGAATTAATTACGACACTAGCACCTCAGGATCTGAGCAAGGGTCCTCAGGGATGGATAGCAGATTCGAAGAGTACTACAAGATTCTTAGAGAACAAGGACCTCAAGCCGCAGAGATATATGCTCAAAACCTCGGACTTTTTGTTGAGGGAGTTGGTTCTGCATTATTTGGTGCAGCACGGCAGTACACAGACGAACAGCTAATGTCACTAGGGAGACGAGTGGGCATCGACGATGGCTCTGTTCCAACTATTCAAGAAATTGCTGAAAAAGGAGCTAAACTAGATCCTACTGAGGGGAAACGGATTACAGACGTTCTCATGGGCAGTCAGGCTGCTAGCGGAAGGGAGTTCGATCCGTCTATAGCACAGGTTGGGATTGATATGAATCAGTTGATGTACAACCGTAAACAGCCGTTTATTACGGCTGGTATTAACGCATCAGACATTGCTCCGGGTATAAAGTTCGGTGGAGGTTTAGCAGCGACAATGGAAGGTGCTTTACCTACTTTTGCTGACATTTTTAAGATGAATCAAGCAGATGTACAAAACGAATTCAACCAACAGCTTCTAGCGTCTCAAGAAAGTGCATCAGATATAAACAAAATACTTGGAACAGTTAATGCCGTTTCTGGTTTGTATGACTCAAATTTTTTGGGATTTCAGGATTTAATAACCAATACGTTAGAAGGTATGGGTATAGGGGGTCAAAAAAACCAGTTTTCACAAGAAGAACAAGATTATTACGAATTTTTACAAAAAGGCGGTAGCCGCTTTGGAGACTAATTATTATGAGATTCGGACAACTACCATCAGTTCGGGAGATGACTCCTGATATTACACCTTTGCTTCAAGCTCGCCAGATGAAAGATCAGGCGTACCAAGGAATTATTGGTTTCGTTAATAAAGCAGCAGAAGATAAGGTTCAAAAAGAAAAAGATGCTGCTTCCTTGGAAAGGGCAACCGCTTTAATAAAACAAGTACAATCTGCTTATCCAACTAATGCTGCTATTCAAAATTTGGACCCAAACATAGTTGGGAAAGAGTTAGGTAAAGAGGGAATAGGTTTAATAAATATGTTGGCTCAAGCAGAGTTGACTCAAAGTAATACATTAGCAAAAATAGCAGCTGAAAAGCAATCTCAACGTGAATCTTTAGCCGATATTGCATTAGCTGATTTAAAGCAAAAACAATTAATAGCGGCGGAAGTACAAGGAAGGCGAGAAAAAAGAACAAAGGAAGAAACTGAGGACGTATCTAGTAAGGCACTTTCTATTTTTACTTCTCAAAAACAAAAAGAAGAAAAAGGCACTGGGAATAGATTGTTGGATATGGAATCAATCGTTGGCAAGATATATGATGATCTTCCCGCAGACGAAAAGGCTTTTGTGGATAAAGAAAAGGCGGTTATAGCTGCCGTTGACAGAAGCACAGAGCTTGAAGGCGAAGAAATAGAGCTAGGGACAAAGCAGCTGGATAAAAAGCAAAAAGAACAGTTAATTAAAATTACTAATTTTGAAGTTGAAGCCGCTCAACAGAAAGCACTTGCTTACGCTAACGAATCAGAAGCAAACTTTAGACAAGTAGCTAGATCAACGAACAATCTAATTAGCCAACAAGAAAATATCTTAAACAGTTCTTTAAACCTAAAGAACGCAATAAATACATTCAGAAAAAACCTTAAAAATGAAGGCAAGGCTGATCAGACAATAAGAGAAGAATTAACTAAAGTTCTTCAGGGTCAAATTGCCGGAACAGATGCAAGAAGAATAAACGCAGCAGCAACACAACTTGCCTCTCAGATAGGAACTGCTACTTTGTTGGAAATGAGAAGCGTTTCAGAGGATGGATCTTCTGGATTTGGACAATTAACCGGAATAGAGTTACAAACGCTTCAGTCAATGTTTGGCATTCTTGGGACTATACAAGACAATACTTTTGTTGCTGTAGATTTATTGACTCTTGAAAGTTCAATAAATAGCATTGAAAATGCTTTTACTGAAAAAATAGCTAACACTAAGTACGACTTTCAGCAAAACTTCCCGGTAAAGCATAAAACCTTACCAGAGAAGTTCTACAAATCTTTAATGTCTGTAGAGGGGGAACTTTAAATTAACATTAGTTCAAATGTCAGTAAAAGTATTTTTTGATAAAAAAACAAATCAAAGGTACATTGTACCTCGTGAGGAGCTAGAAGGGCTAGAGGGAGAAGAGGAAGCAATAGCTGCAAGGGATTACCTTAGAGCTAACGATTCTAGGTTCGCAATAGCTCACGCCTCGCCAGAGGAGTTATTGATTCAGGAACAAAAAACCCAAGCAGCAGAAAGGCTAAAAAGAGTAAAACCTGTTTACAAATATCTTGGATCTGGGTTTCAAACACCTGCTTTTTACACAAATCCACAAGAGAGGTTTCGGGGAATTGAAACAGAAAGTGCATACAAAGATTCTAAATTTACTCCGAAACAAGACATGGCTACTGTTCTGGGCGTTCCAGAGGCTAATCTTGATACCGAATCAGGATCATCGTCTCTTCTTAGGAACATTGCAGGATTTTATACAAACAAAGATCAAGTTAAAAGTTTGTATGAAAAAAACACTGGAGCAAAGTACACAACGATAAACATAGATGGGTCTCAACAGGCTTTTTTAAAATACCCAGACGGCAAGGCAGTCAAGGTTGACGAAGTTGGGTTTGGTTTTACTGATTTTTCTGAAGCAGTATTGCCAGAAATTCTTCCAACGACAGCAAATGTTGCTGTAGTTAGTACAGCATTACTTTCTGATCCTGTAAAACTAGGTGCTTTATTTTATGGGCCCGCGCTTGGTGCCGCTGCGGAAACAGGAGTTAGGGAAGCTCAGGCAGCTGTGTTTCAGTTAGCTCCTTACGTTTTGGGATTTGGCACATCTCCCGAAAGTCCTACAGAATTTAATAATTTTATAGTACCTCCCGATGGAGACTTTGATATTTCTAGATTCGGGACTAGGGTTACAACAGAAGTACTTGCAAACTCAGCAATTGATATAATTTTCACTGGGGCAGGATCAACAATACTTAAACTTCTTCCGTTTAACTCCTCTACGAAGGTATTTGACGAAAGCCTAGAGGCAGGTCTGGGGGCTGCTGAGAGCATAAACAAAGAAGTTGGCAAAACGGTAGCTACTGGAATGAAGCTATCCCCAGAAGGTTTAGAAAGGCTAGCAGCAGAAAAAGCAATAGTGCGAGAGGAACTGCAAGAACTTCAATCTAACACAAAAGAAAGAATATTGGCCCTTGCGGGAGCTGGGGATCAAACCGCAGAAGTTACTAAAAAATTAATTTTAGAATCTGTAGAAAATTACGTAAATAAAAAAAGATCTTACCTAAAAGATGTTGCAGAAGATATAAGAGAAATAGACGTAAACGCTGCTGAACAATTAATTAGATACACTGAAGAACGTGCATCAAGATTAATTAATGATTTTGGTCAAGGATCTTACAAATTAACTGGAGCTTTAGCAGCAAATAAAGACACAATAAATAGGGTTATCAATTCTTCTGGTGACAGAATTGCAAAGCAAAACAAAGAAAACTATAAAAGTGTATATGATGCTGCTAAAAATAAAGATGGTCCAGTAGAGCTTACGGTAGATGAAATTGTAACAGCAATACAAGGAGTAGGCAGAGAACAAAGACTTCCAAGCGAACAAGTTGATGTTTTAGTAAAAGCTCTTTTTTCTCAAACTCTTAAATACAAAAATTACGATTTTAAAACGTTAAAGGAGCTTCAGGAAAGCGGAGTAGACATAAAGGAATGGGCTGTTTCGTTTCAAGATTTTGACAAATTCTACAAACAATCAAAATCTTCTTTTGGCACTTTGACTTCCGCTGCTGATAGAAACACTGCTTTAGCTGAAGAAAGAATTAGAAAATTAAGAAAAAAAACCCTAAAAGGAACTGAAGCTGGCAGGTTGCTAGATGAAGCTGATAGCTACTATGTAAACTATCACCAGCCAATGTTTGGACAAAGAGGACTTCAGCCTAAAGTTGCTGACGAAAACGGACCTATACAAGGTGCGGCTTTATTTGAAAACATTTTTCCCAGCGGTGATGCTCTTGCTGGTATTGAGAACTTGCAAACTGCTAAAAAACTTTTAAGCCCAGTCGAATATTTGGATTACCAAAACTCACTTAAACTTTCTTTCTTAGATAAGCACGGGTTTTATAATGAAAAAATTTCTCCCTCTTTGTTTGACAGAAAAAACAAAGAACTTGCAGAAGAGCTTTTTGGCGAACAAACTGAAGGAATTTACGATCTTGCTAAGGACATGAGGAATAAAAAACTTACGTTAAGCAAGGAAGACGTAGATCAAATTATTAGAGAAAAATCAGTATCTAAAGATACTGGAAATCTTCTTCAGTCTCAAAAGCTTCAACAAGCTGAACTAATTAAAAAATCTGAAGATTCTTTAGCATTAAATCTTTTTGAAGTAGACAGTGGGAAAAAAGCAATGCTTCAGGACCCAGAGTTAGCGGCAAGGAGCACTAACAGCCCTAACGTAAGTTCTCCAGTAATAAAAGATTTTATGATGTCTATGGAGGGACAAGACACTGCTCTATTGGCTTATAAGACAGAAGTAATGGCTGATCTAATAAATCGTGCAGGATCATCAGGAACTAGTAATTCTTTTTTTAATGCTTCTCCTGTAATCGAGATAATGAAAAGGTTTTCTAAAAAGTATAAACAAATTTTTGGAGAGCAAGAATACAAACAAATCTTAGATAATTTAACTTACGCTAAATCTATAGAAGTTGATGTATCTAAGTACAACAAAAGCACTAAGTCGAATACAAATTCAGTCGGTCGGACGGTGATAGGGGGTTCAGGTCAACAAACAAGTTTTACTCTCTTGAACTACATAGATCCTCGTACTTGGAAGAGAGAGATTCAAAATAAGATTTTGGCTATTTCTGTTGTGGACGGAAGCTTTGATGGGTTTTTCAAAAAAATGGCAAACCCGGACTTTAAATACGAAAGCACAAGAGCCCTGTCTAAGATGTTGCAAAACTATATTAGATCAGAAAAGTGGTCTGCTATAATTACAGGGCACGACGACTACTTGTCGAATTACTCCTTAGAATACTTGGGGCTACAAGGAATGCTTAGTAAAGAAAATAGTTCTTTGAGGGAGGATCTTCAGAGGGAGGGAGCAATAGAGAAAGCCACTAAACAAGCTAAAGCTCAGAAATAAGCTTACGGTACTTCTCCTTAGTGCTTTCCCTCTTTGACTGCTTCAGAAGCTTCTTGTACTTCCTTAGAAGTTTATCTTTGTCCGTGAGGTGCTTCGGGTGGATTGGGTTCTCAGAATAATCTTGGCCCCAGTACTGAACCAACTGAATTACTGCGTCTTCCTTAGAAACTCCTAGGTGCTTAAAGTACCTGTTGAAGGCGTTGTTGACTTTCCCCTCAAAAGCGTTGACCTCCCGTTGCAGGACTTGCCTGATGTGCCCTGTCTTGTGATCGTGATCTAGGACAGGATCTGTTATAGGAAGCAATGATATAGGGTCTATACCCTTTTGCTTCTTGAGAGCGGATTCCCTGTAGGCTTTTATCTCATTATGCTTTAGCTTCTTTGCCATAATTAAGACCAGAGAAGAACTGATAGTTATCGTTGAGCTTCTCAAACGCGGTAATGCCCCAGTCTACCTTAGACGCAGGCCAGTGTTTTACTTTCATTTCCGCTGACTCGCAGTCAAACACCACGCTAAACACATCTGGAATATAATCTAGCTCCCACTGCTTTGCGACAATCTTAGCTTCTATGGCAAGCTGGCAACAATCAGTGTCATAGCTCTTGTTCTTATCGTTCCTGAACTTGAAGTCGTACAGCTCGTATTTCCGCTTGGCACTCATGCAAACAAGATCCAGCATCCCTGCTACGTTAAGATCATCATCAAGAACAGATAGCTCCATGTGAACAGGAGCCGATCCTACTGTAGATATGTGCTCTATGAACCTACTTGCGTACTGCTTGTAAGGTCCGTGATAGTCGGCTCCGTCTTGGTACAGCTTTAGAGCCTCCTCTAGGCCAGCGTGAGCCCTTGTACCGAACTCTGATGACGTTACCTCTGTACCGTCCTCATCTGTCCTGTAACCCCATAGACGCTCCTTGAGCTTCGCTGGTGGATCGTCTGGGTATTTCTTAGTGAACTCAATTAGCTTGTTCTCTCTCCAGATGTTCATGTCGAACCCCGATAAGCCCTTAGGCATTATAGAGAGAATACCAGTAACGGACGGAGACACACCCCCGTGTTTCTTGGCCTTAGCTATACTGTCCACAGAATTCACCAAGGAGACTCTGCCTGTGCTGCTTTTTTTGTAGAAGTGCATTATAGTGATATACTGGGAGCCTCTACCATCTTAAAGGTTTCATCCTTGTACTTGTCCAGCAAGGCGGATTTCATCATCTGAACAAAATCCTTATCGGAAAGACCCTCTATCCTGAATCCGTATATTTGTTCTCCATCAATTCTTGCTTTCTGGAGGTGATAAGTTCCAGAATCAAGGTACAGCGTATTGTCATCAATACGCATATACTCCCTATGCCTAACTCCACCGATTAGGGGTGCTACGCTTTCGATACCGTTATGGTCACTGGATAGGTAAAACTTACACCACTTTACAATCTCGGACCAATCAAGAGTTCTAGTGTCCATTTTCAGCTTCTAGATTTTTCAAGATGTTATTCTTGAGCTCCTCTTTGTCTGCGTCAGTGAGGTTCTCCCAGCTTCTATTGATGTTCTTGGTCGCTAGATCAATTGCGAACCGGGTCAGTACCCCTTGGGTAAGCCCTTGAAGTATATCCAAGAGCGAAGTGTTATTGAAGGCGTTGTTGATCATGTGATCTTTTAGCTCTTCATCTGATATTTCTTTTTTTATTTCGTTAGACATAATTTATTAAAGATAGATTGATTTTAAAAGATCAAGAAAAAACTACAGATTATAGTCCTCTTTTTGTATTTTAGTTTCGAGTAGAGCTAAGGCTCTCCACGCAACTGCTGCGTAGTCCTCTTCTAGGAGGTGACGCATTAGGCAATCATGGTGATCATTGCTTTTGTTTGGCTCCCAGTGCAGAGGCTCAAGGGGGTCGCAATGTTTTTCGTTCCCAGCGTAGGACTGTCTCGCCACTGCTGCTATAGCATTCGGAAATGGGGATAGCACACCGGAATAGATCGGCCATTTTTTACGCTCAGAGCTGTCCTTAGGCAGGACGCACACCTTGTGCTGTGGATTAGATCTAAAAATCATAGAGCCATGGGGTAAACGCTAACCTCGTCTAGATCACTTTTGCCTCCGTTCTCGACAAACCCACAGGCTATTGCTGGCTTAGGTCCATGTTTTCCGTACGCCATAGCGTAGCTTTCGTGATCAATACCGCATCCGGATTGCATACCAAATACCCTAAAGGAATCACCAACCGCCCATTGCACGTAGCACTCGGTGTGGTAGTGCCCCTGAACATTGCTAACCATGTCTGCCTTTGCTCTTTGTATGCCCTTCTTGGACTCCCCGTGACAGTACTTAACACCATCTATCTTGATGCTCTGGTGGAACTTCCAATTAGGTGTACCTAGAACTTCTGGACAAGTTCGAATCCAACGCTTACTTACCCCTGCACTAAAAGCTTTACGGGACACGATGCGGTCATGGTTTCCTATTACTACATCAGCCTTTGGGAACGCCCTGTACCAACGTGCAACCTTTTTGATAGACAGGTCTAGCTCATCTCCAGCAGACATTCCATCTGGGTCCTGCTCATGAAACGAACTGTAATGCGAGTCAATGATGTCCCCGATGAACAGAACACGGTTGCAGTTCTTTTTCTTGTAAAGCCTTTTGCAGAACGAAAAATATTTGTCTAAACAAAAAGGCTCATGTAGGTCTCCGATAACTAATAGTTTACTCATAGCAATTTTGAGGCTAAAAATTCTGTACACATTGCCCCGAACTCCTCGTCCTTGCAGTCTGCGTACTCTTGGGTGCTGTGAACAGCGTGATAAATTTCGTGAGCTATAAGGGGTTTGTCGTTGCTCTCAGTGTAAACCAATATCCAAGGAGAAATTGTCCAACAACACCCCCTGCACTCTCCTAGCTCTATATCCTCGATAACTCCAGACTCTTGAATCCATTTTTTGAAGGACTCAAAAGATCCACCTACCTGAACGAGGTAAGTTGTTGGCAAAAAATCAGATGATATATCAAATCTCTTCATAAAAAAAAAAGGGGGCCTAGGGGAAACATGAAAACCCTAGACCCCCTCGCTATGTATCCAAACAATAATATGATGACTAGAAAGCCTCTTCTTCCGAAGAGGAAATTTTATCAGATGTAGGAGATTCTATGAACTCCTGAAACGAGTCCCATAGTTCTCTGGCTAGGTCCAAGCTCTCAGTTGGAGAGCCGCCTCGTTCAGCAGCGATCTTAAAGATCATTGCTAGGCTAATCGCTTCGTCCCTGTTTCCAGATGTTCCACGAGTTGCTGGAGGGGCAGATCGTGAAGGCTGTTGTACGCCTTCGGGCTTTCCGAAGGAAACCTTCTTGTTCCCCTTTTTCGTTTCGCCCTTCACTGTCATTTCAACGATGGAACCGACTGTTGCCCACCAAGGGGACTCGCTGGTTCCGTTGGCGAAGACTTGTTCCCCGGTGGATAATGTTACGGCGAACGGAAACATTTTCCCGTATTTTGACTCCCAAGGATCGCCGAAGCGTTCGAATGATTTAATTGTGTCCATAAGTACTAAAAGTCATTAAAATCATCCTCTGTCAAGTCCCAATCTGACATTTCTTCATTTTTTTCTAGTTTTTCTAGATTCTGTATATCGGTATGGAACATTCGTCGGCTCTTTTGGAACCACAGATCCCTGTAAACGAGGATTCCGGAGTTCCTTTGCTTAGACACGTAGAACTTCCCATCGGGTCCTTCTGCCTGCTCTCCTGCTTCTAGCTTCTTCTCCTTCTCCTTGTTCCTCCAGATGAGTGCAATACTGTGAGACGCAGCAACTATGCCTTGGCCGCCTAGTATGTGCTCGTTCTCCGGTACACCAGCCGTGGTCGCCTTCTTGGCATCACAGTGTGCAATTAAAACTACCGTGACTCGGTTATCGAGGGCGAACTTAGCTGCTTGCTTCGCTATACGCTCTTGCCCATTCCAATCGTCCTTGGCGGTGAGGTGCATCAGTGCATCTATCACAAAGATGTCGCATCCATATCTGCGATTAGCGTACAGGAAATCGTCCTTGAGGCTTTCCCAAGTGTTATCTGTACCCTCCTCGGATTCAACGAACCAAAGTTTATCTGCAAGAACCTGCACCTCGTCCTCGATCTTGTCGGGATTTGGGCATTTACCGTTCTGCATCCACAGCATCTGCATGAGCATCGACGAACTAGGTATCTCAAATGATGCAACACATCCCCTGCGATCATTAGCCACCATCTCGTGCAGCACCATCTGGTACATTAACTGAGATTTGCCATGACCTGCGTAACCACCCAATGTAACCAACTCGCCCTCACGTAATCTAAACGGGAGTTCAGGCCACATAAATGGGTTATGAGCCTTTTCGGACTCGTATCTCTGTACTTCGTCTGCAACATCTGAGCCTAGGCTCGCTGCTGTGCGTATTGTGGGAGGATCATTTGATTCCGCAGCTTGTACTAGATTGGGAGCATCTGTAGGACGTTTTCGCAATAAATCGTTAGCGTCATTGATGTCTTCTGGGTACTGCACAGTCCTGCACCTTTGCAGACCAAGGCGTTTAGCTATCGCTTTTGAGGCTTTCTGACCAGCCTCATCGTTGTCCATAGCAATGTAGATGTTCTCGAAACGAGACAACGCCTCGTAGTCGTTATCAATCCAGCCTAGGTTAGACACGCCACTAGGTACAGACAGACAAGGCATCCCTACATCCATCTGGTCCCAAGACATGGCATCAATCTCACCTTCGGTGATCAGGATGCTCCTGTCGTTGTCAGTAACATTCTTCCACCCCCAGAGTGTGTGCCACGCTTTTGTGCTCCAGATGTCCTTCTTGCCGTCCTGACGCAGCACCCCAGTGCTTTTGAGCATAACGTAATTGTCTTCAGCGTCGTAAAACCTAGCCGCCCAGAAATCTTCGTTCACTCCGCTGTACCGCTTGTGAGATCGGATTTCGTATTTCTTTAAGACTGCCTCAGACAGACCTCGATCTTGAGACAGGTATTTCATGGCCTCAGTTCCCCGCATCGGTCCTAGTGCAGTGCTGCTGTCCTGAGAGACTTTAGGACGTTCAACACTTATAACAGGCTTTAGGTCATGCAACCCGCAGATTCGTCGAGCCTCGGTGAATGCCTCCTTCCAGTTGCTGTGCTTCCTAGCGATCAAAGAGAGTATAGGGATGCACTCGCCTGTAGCTGAGTCCTTTGCCAGATATATTCCTCCCTTGGCTCGGAACACTCCACAGGAGGAGCCCTTGTTCCCGTCGAGATCGCCCATCTCGTAGTTGCTCCCACGCTTTTTAGCATCTGGGAAGTACCGCTGCATAACAGCGTCTATCTGCCCTGAAAGGGCAATGTTAAGTTCTTGTGGGGTGCTCATATTATTTTATAAAGGGTTTCTTTTATCAATTCGTCGGCTACATCGTCTAGAGGCTCATCGGTTAGAACGTCACCTACGTCCCACATGCAAACCTTTAGAAGAGTTGGGTGAAAAACCGCCCTAGGACCGGAGTCAAACGTAACTCGTTCTCCGTCCCATCTAGAGATGATGACTGGATCATCCCAGTCCTTGTCTATCTGCTTTACTGCTTCCTCAAGAGAGGCAGTATCGCTATTGATTTCGTAGTTAAAGCACATTGTTTTGATCCTTTGTTCTTTCTAGTAAAGCATTGTAGCTTTTTCGATATGCCCTGTCGGCATCCATTCTGTCCTCATGGTTGAAGAAATAGTGGGAGATATTAGTCTTATCCCGATGCAGTATTTCTGCAATACGGTTACGACTGTATTCCAGCTCGTTGTGCAGGTAGCAACCTACCAACGCCCTGACGGAAGCCAATGGCTCCGTCCTTGATTTTTTCCTCAGATCCTCTAACGAGACTCCGAATAAGGATTTTACTTCCTCGAAGAAGGTGTAGTTTATTTTTTTATTCAACTGGTACATTGATGTGTAGTGGTTCGTTTTTGTAACGCTGGTCCTCCTTGACCATTGATGGTTTTCTTCTTTTTCTATCCGCAGCATCTTTTTTGCGAGCGGATTCTGCATCGAAGAAGTAAGTGTCAACTAACTTCTTCTCGCAAAGACCCTTCCATCCGTCTTCGATGTACGCATCAGCGTGAGCGTAGTCAGGCCAGATCATGCCCTGACTGTCGTGAAAGCTATCTAGGACGAGAGAGCGACCACTCCTGCCTCGAACCTCCACCTTGTAGTCGGAGTCTGGCAGCTCCTTCATACGTATCACCTGACCCGCATAAAGGATGTCGGCTGGAGGCAACCGAAACGTGATAACTGATCCCACGTCTAGCATGACATACCTCCTTGGACGAATTCGACGCCCTTAGATGTGAGGGTCCACCTAATGGCTTTACTGCCACTAGGAGTCCTTCCCTTCACAGGATTACCGTCTAGGTCGGTCAAGGCTTGGACCAATCCAGCTTGACTGCACTCTCCTCGGCGTTTGCCGATAGAATTTTGCTGTAGACCTGTTTTATCGGATAGCTCATAGTCCGTCAGAGCCCCGAACGAGTACAGCAACTGTAGGACCTTAGACCTGTTGTTCCCAGAAAACCGAGAAGCATCTACCGCTGCTTCGTGACTGGTTACTGGATCTGTGCTTCGAGCCAGAGGCTCTTTAAATGTTAGCTGCTCCATTCCATTCCCCCTTTTCTCTGGTAGTATTCTTCCATCTCTTGCTCAGAGACTCTTTGCTTGGCTTCAATTTCTTCGAACCACATTGCGGCCTCGAACTCGATCTGATTGTCGGGCTTCATCGCCCGAAGAGTCTGCTCTAGCAGACCCGATACTGTGGGCTTTTCGGCGCCCACTGCCTGTTTTGTGTTTTTATCCATGAACTGCACTCTGTGGACTTACTCACCGTTGTCAACAACTTAACCTCACTTTACATTTATTTAACTGGTTAGCGGGGAAACTTAATGGAAATCCGTGAGGATTTACGTCCCCGAACGGTGAACTTAACTTTCACCTTAGATTCACACTTACCTTCAACTAACTAACTCAACTAAAAAACTAATCATTTTAGGTGCTAAAACCCTTAAGGTAATAATACTAATTAGTTATACTTTAGTTTTAAGTTAGTTATATGTAAACCATTTGATTTACTACCCTAAACCATTTGGTTTACTTGAGTACATCATTTGATTTTTTCTCCTAGATAGAGTTTCCTGTACCCATGAGAGCCTTTCTTGCGGAGGTAATTCTTCTCAACAAGGACCGAAATTCTGTTCTGAATGCTGTTAGGGTGCTGTACACCTAACAACTCCGCTATCGCTCGGTTGCTAGCAAAGCAACCTTCATCTCCGCTGAACCCTTGCACGTAGCTCAGGATCAGTTTGTCGATGTGTCTTAGTTTTGGATCGCTGAGTACTTGGGACGAGATCCAGATCCCTCTTGATGGTGACATTTCTACCCCTCACCAAGGTTTTATGCTGCTGTCAAGCAAAATACCTGCGTCTTAAAAAAGACTGATTTCAAGACAAGCCGCCCATTGCGGAAAGAAAAAAATACTTTTTTCCGCCCATAAGAGGGTGTTCTTATCGGCGGTAGAACTAAGTGGACAAGTGTACCAAGTGTACCAACTGGCAACTGGATTTTTACGTTTAGGCTTAGGCTTGCTTAGGCTTAGGCTTAGGCTTATTTTCTTTAGGCTTAGGCTTATTATACTTATATGTGTAAAAATAAGTTAAAAGTGAAGAACTGGACCCTGACCCCGCCCCCGGTCACACACGCACACACACGCACGAGCCTGTACCCACGATCATGATACCACCTCTGTAGTTGGATTCTAAAGACAGTAAATTTTAACTGTAGTTGAAAAATCAGGACGTACAGAAAAGTTGCTCTGTAATTGGATCGTCAATACAGAATTGGCTGGATTTAGGGCCAGAATCTAAATGTAAAATGAATTCAAAAAAGATGTAAATCGTAGTAAAAGAAGTGTAAATCGTACCTGACATTCTGGACCCGATTGGCCCCGATTTAATCGAATCGGCAAATTAGGCCATGAGAGGCCCTAGAATGCCCTGTTGGGGTATTATTGGGGTAATGTATCAAGTAATGCCCCAAAAGAGCTTGTAGGGCCATCTGGAGCCCTGAAATAGGCATCTATCAGCCTTAGAATATGCGCACAGTGGACCCAAATGCTCTGTATGGCCCTTTTGAGACCTTTACAGGGTAGAATGTAACCCCGGAAGGGCTACCGAATAATAGCCATACACTAAGGCCCCGGTAGGGCCCCGGTAGTAAGTAAGCACAAAAAGGGCCCCGAATAACGGGGCCCCGGTATGATTTTAACTATATAAGGGTTTTACTCTGTAAATATGCTGTATCTCTCAATAAAGAAGTTTTTATATTTAGGATTTCTTTGTAGTAATATATTTACAGCCTTTTCTTCTGTATATGCGAAACTTGAATCGTTTTCCGTTATAGCATTAAAGCCCCAACGTTTAGAAAATGGATCGAATGATCTTTTCACTTTAATGAATAGAGTCATTGAAATCCTTTCCGCTTCCGGGTTAATCCTATATATCCTAAGGGCTCGTTATAGTTTAAAACGTAAGAGCCCTTTTCATGTACTGTATCGGAAGTGCCCCAAGGTTTATCGAAGGACCCTATTTGCATACCGCCGTAATCCCACTGCGACAAGTATTCAATAACTGAAGACTCGCCTTTTTCATTAAGGATTTCGAAGACCTCTTTTGTTTCGTAATCGTTTTGAAGAAAAACAATATTAAAATAACTGTATTGCATCATTAAGCCTTTCTATCTCTTCGAATTTTACTCTATGGCAACCAGCTTTAACATCACCACAAGCCGAGACCGTATCCAACTGATAGATACCAATTTTGAATCGCTCACCATTTCTCTTCCATGGTTCGCCCTTTTTAACTATAGCTTTCACAAAACGAATTGCCCTTTTAGCGTCTTCAAGTGGAAAATAAGCTCGCCTGCTTGTTTCGACAGTTTCCCCGTCTAATCTTAAAAGCGTTTCAGGGTAGTGATGTATCAAGACATTTTCGCCCTTCCTCCACTTTATGACGCCTTCCTCTAAAGCCTTCTTCTGCCTAGCAATTTTTTGCTGCTCATTCTTTTTTTCTCGTTCCCTAATTTTGGATACTTTTTCTTTCACTGAATCGGAATCGAAATCGAAATCGAAATCAAAGCCATTGAAATGCTTCTTACATCTAAATTCTTTACAGTATTGCAAAGCGTTTTCTCTAGAATCTTTAGCCCATTTTAAATGGTAAGAGTAATTGCTGCGAGCCCTAGAGGCCTTGTCTAAATGCTTTTTGAAGTCATTGAAATAGCTTTCAACGTTTCCAAAATGGTAGGGCTTTTCTCTTTGGCTTCCGGGATACGGTACATGGAAAACTTTCACTGTATCTCTATCTAGGGCACGTGAAACAATTGCTTGATGCTTCGAAGTTGAAACAGAGTAACGATTTGAGTTCATTAAAACTACGTTTTTCTTTTCGAACTTAGCGAGCGGGAAATGCTCGCCATAAGAGTAAATCGTTTTCCCGTAAAAGAAGACGTTGCTAGCACGACCTTCGTGTTGTAGTTGTTGAGCCCATACATGAGCTGCTTCATCATGGTTTTTAAGTACTATTCTCATATTTGTTTTTTATTTATGTATTGTTATTGTATTAATGGTTACGATACGGGACAAACAATCTCTCGATTTGAAGTTGCCCCAATGAACTTCGCCTCCGTAGTTACAGTTTTGATACGGCACTTTAAGCCTAACTTTTTCAGTGAAGAGGAAGGGCTCTTTACAGTGAATTTCACAAGGAAGCCGTCACCCTTATCCATGTCCTGTAATTTAGCAAAGCGATATACGAGCCTTATGCCTTCCTTCTTATCCCACGTTTTGCTGTAATACGTAGTTAAGTAATAAGAGTCTAACTTTGAAGTTAATCCGCTCGCCTCTCTTATGCTTCGAACAATCCCAAGGCATTTGTTGAGAGTCATCTCACCCTGTATTGTACTCGAGTAATCATTACTGTATTCGCAAACATCAGAACCCTCCGGAAGATAAGAAGAGATTGCAACGAATCTGTTCAGTTTTTCGATTTGCTTTTTTAGTACGTCTTGAACTTTCATATTTATTTTTATTTACTGTTTTTAAGAGCCCTTTAGAGTAAAGGGTTGTCTTTATATTATGCCATACGTGTCAAGCGTTGATAATCAATGAGTTACGCATAAATTCTATAGGTAATGGGATTTATTATATATAACCAAAGAAAAAGTATATATGATATTATATAACTACTGCCCCGGATTT